ATTTTGGGGTGATTTAAGACCAGATAATCAAGTTCGTGAGATAGGTGAGTCGGAATTGCAGTTTGACCAAAGAAACCGCCTTTATATTCGTTTTGGAGTTACTATATTAGATTCCTACGAGGTAGATGTTGAAGGCGATAGATACACAATACATTCCATTAAGAACGTAGAGAACCAAAATAGGTTCTTGGAGTTAATAATTTACAAGTAATGGCATTTAGCGTTAACTTAAATGGACTAAAAGACATTCAAGATGCTTTAAAGAACATTGATGGGAAATTAAAGCAAGATGTTGGGGATGAGATTAACGCTTCGGCTTTAAAGATATTAACCGATGCCAAAAGACTTGCACCTGTCAATTTCGGGCAATTAAGGAATCAAATAGCTTTAGTACAAGAAAGCCAATTAACATTTGGGGTTGAATCAAAGGCATCTTATTCGCCTTATGTAGAATTTGGTACTGGTCCACAAGTAAATGTTCCAGCTGACTTTACATCTTATGCAGCACAATTTAAAGGTCAAAAAGGTGGTAAATTCAAGGACTTTGTTGATGCTTTGACTTTATGGGTTAAGCGAAAAGGTATTGGCGATGGAAAAAATGATAGAGGTTTAGCTTATGTTATTGCAAGGAGTATATTACAAAAAGGGATGCGACCTCAACCTTTTTTAATACCTTCGTATGAAACGGAAAAGCCAAAATTAATACAAAGACTAAAAAAATTGTTAGATGTTAAATCCTAATATAGAAATAAAAAAGTGGTTTTATACTAACTTGACAAGTGCGAGTGGATTGGTTGTTTACGATGGTTTTGCTCCAGAAGGTGCGGGGAATGAGTATATTGTAATGACAGGTAGAACATCAAGCCAAGAGCAAGGCAAAGCAGGATACACAAATAGTATTAGCATCACAGTTGATATTATTACAAAAAATGCTAACTTTGGTTATAAACGTGCTGAAGCTATAAGCGATTTAATATTAGAAGATATAAACTCGGATACAACAATAACCTTATCAAATGGGTTTGGTGCATCAAGTTTAAGTGTTGAAAGTATTAGAAACTTAGATGGCTTAAATCCTTTAGATAACGTTTTTAGAGTATTGATAACTTATAACATAATAATAACTCAAATTTAAAATTAAATAAAATGGCAGAAACAAAAGTAAGCGGTAGAGATTATATCCTCTTAGCTGACATAAACAATGATGGTACATTCAAGCCTGTTGCTTGTTTGACTACAAACTCTTTAACATCAACTAATGACACAATAGATGCAACTTCTAAGTGTGGCAACGAGTACACTCCAGCACCTTCTTTTTCTCAATCTTTTGATTGTGAAGGTTTTGCAATTGATGAAACAGGTACACCATCTAAAGATAGCTACCAACAATTATATGCTGCTCACGCTGCTAAAACTTTATTCGCAATTAAAATGGGTAAAGCAACTCCAGCTGCAGGTGATATCACTTATGGTGGTGCTGGTTCTTTAGTTTTTATTAGCGATTTCGGTGTAACTGCAGATGATAAAGATGATGTTAAATTTACTGCAACTTTCGTAGTAAGTGTTCCTCCTATTGCACAAACTGAACCAGCATAATAAATAAAAAACTATGTACGAATTAAAGACTGACAACAACACAATCCACTTAAAGTGGGGAACTTGGGCTATGAAAAGGTTTTGCGAATTAGAGAATAAAAATCTAATGCAGCTAATTGAGGTTTTATCAAGTGGGATTTATGACTTAGATACAATCGTTCATATCGTACAAGCCGCAGCAGAAAGTGGATGCAAGAGCCTTAAAAAGCCTATTGACTTTGATGAATTTGAAGTGTGCGAATGGATAGATCAAGTTGGTGGGTTATCTGCAAAAGATGGACAATTAGTTGAGTTTATGAGATATATGCAAGACTCAATGACTCCAGATTTAAAGCCAGAAAAGGAAACGGACGAAAAAAAAAATTAGGGTTTTATAGTTGGGACTCAATAATTATTCTCGCTATTGAAGTTGGCTTAACGATTAACGAGTTTTGGCAATTGACGTGGCGAGAATTTTTGTTGTATAAAACGGCTTATCAAAACAAGGAGGTAAGGGAGTGGGAACGAACAAGGATGGTTGCTTATTTGATTTATAAAGTGAATACAAGTGAGAAAAGTCCAAAGAGCTTAAAATCATTTTTTCCTTTGCCAAGTGATGAAGTTGAAGATGATAAGCCAAAACTGACACAAGAGCAATTGGCAAGGACATTAAAGTTGTATGGAGTAAAATAATAAAATGGCACAAGAAACGTTAAAAATTACGATAACCGCAGACAATCAACAAGCGGTACAAAATATTCAACAAACAGTTACCGCAACAAATCAATTGGGTACTGCATTTAGAACGTTGCCAAGTACAAGTAATCAAGCTACAAATGCTTTAACAAACTTATCAAGGGTTGCGCAAGATGCTCCTTATGGATTTATAGGTATTGCAAATAACTTGAATCCATTATTAGAATCATTTCAAAGGTTAAGTAAAGAGGCTGGAGGTTCTGGTGCTGCTTTGAAAGCAATGGCAGGTGGTTTAATGGGTCCAGCAGGTATTGGGTTAGCTTTGGGTGCAGTTTCATCAATTATAGTTGCATTTGGTCCTAAAATAGCTGATTTCATAAGTGGAACAACTGAAGCATCTAAAGCTGAAAATAAGTTTGCTCAAAGTTTAAGAGATGCAAGAGCCGAAGCAAGTGAAACAGGCATAAGATTACAAGCATATTTAACTATAAGTGAAAATGCAAATGTTAGTGAGCAAAAAAGAGCAGAGGCATTTAAAGCGGTTGTAACTGAATTAAGCAAGGTAAATAAAGCATACGCATCAACAATTACAACTGTTGACCAAGCAAGAGTAGCAGTTGATTTATATACTCAATCTTTAGTAAATCAAGCAATTACTACAAGATATATTGATGAAATTGCTAATAAAACAATTGCTTTAGCTGAAGCAAATAAAAGAATAATACAAACAGGAAGGGAATATTATGCAACTTTAGAGTCAACTAAATTAGCTATTAATGGTTATGCAGACGCATCTGTTTATCAAGCAAGTGCAATTGCTAAAGCAAAGGATGCTAACATTGAGGCAAGAAATGAAGCACTGGCATTAAGAAGTGGAATTATAAGTTTAAGAACTTCAGTAAATGATTTATATGTTGCTGCTACTAAAGACCCTTTTTTCACATTTACTAAAGGCGCAAATGAGACTACTAAAGCAACTGAAAAAGCAACTAAAAGTCTTGATAAATTAGGTAAACAAGCAAGAGTTTTAAAGGTTAGTACAACTCAAATTATACAAACCGAAAATGAAATAAAAACACCTGCAACACCAAATAGGCTAAGTAAGGATTTACCAATGTTTGCTCAACAATATAATGCTGAACAAATATTTAAAAATGAAGCGGCATTAAAAGCATACAATACTCAATTACAATTAGCAAACGGAATTACTGATACAATTACACCAGCATTTGAAGCAATGTTTCAAGCTATGGCAAATGGTGAAAATATAGGTAAAGCATTAGAGGAATCATTTAAACAAATTATTGCTCAATTGACTGCAATGATTATTAAGGCTTTAATATTTAAAGCTGTTATGACTGCATTGGGATTGCCAACTGTGGGTGGAGGTGGAGGTTTAACAAGTTTGGCAAGTGATTTTGGCTCTACTCAAAATGGAGGTCAATTTGTATTACGAGGACAAGATTTATTATTAGCTACAAATAGAGCGCAAAAGGCATCAAATCTTAAAGGACAAAACATTAGTTTAGCATAATGGCATACGGATTAAGATATACAATAACACAAGAGTTAAGAGATGGAACATCATTAATAGTTAAGATATATGAAAAAAGCTATGTTGGTGCAACTGTTACTCCATATATAGGAACAAATGTTTCTTTAGTACCAAATGCTACAAATGAAGACCCAATTGCTTCTATAATATCTTCACAGTTAAATGTGTCTTTTATTATTTCTGACCAAGATGATTACGATAATTTCCCTGACTTATTAAACTTTGATGAAACAAAGTATTACGTTGAATTAGTTATTGATAATGTAATCAAATGGAGAGGTTTTTTACTTAACGATTATATACAAGTTCCATTTACAACAGGAAACCAAGAAGTAAGTATGGCTTGTATTGATGGACTTTCATTTTTAAGATACATATATTATGATGGTGATGTAAATGTAAATTCATTAATTAAATTAATTGACATCATAGGTACTTGCTTAAATGCATTGCCATTTGAAGATATGATATTTATTTATGCTTGTTGTTCTTACTATGCAGATGGAATGTTTGATAGAGGCGATGCTGGTGGTGATGAACCATTTAGTCAAACTTATCAATACAAAAGGGATTTTTATCAATTAGATTATTATACTATTTTAGAAAATATAATTAAGACTTTTGGTTGTAGATTATTCCAAGCAAATGGCAATTGGTATATTTTGCCAATGAATCAACAAGCTGACACAATATATTATACAAGATATGTTGTTGAAGATGCGCCAACTGTAAGTGGTAATGGTACATTAACAAATACAATAAACATTCAACCTTATCAAGATGGTAATGTTCATTTTGTAAATAATAGTCAAACCAAAATAGTAAGAAAAGGTTACCCTACTATTGAAGCAACTTTGCCGTATGAATATGCTAATAATTATATATATAATGGAACTTTTAAATTTACTACTGGTTCTGGTTCTACATTAAGAGCTAATGGATGGAGTGAGTTTGAGGTTGCGCCATCAAGAGCAACTTTGGTTGTTTTACCAGAAGACCAATCAAATAGATATGAAATCTTTTATTTAGGAGGTGGCACAAATGCTTATATACAAAACTATTTTGCAGCACCTACAGTTTATGAATATTTGCCAAAAATGTATGGTACAAGTGCAACTTTGTCTTTTGAATTACAAGGTGCAAATGCTGGAGATAAAATAAGAGTTTATATAACGGCTTTTATTGGTGGTGTAACTTACTATTTAAGAGATAATGATATTTGGTCAACTTCAGTACATTTTAGGGATGTTACATATACAACATTTAATACTTATGTTAATAACACTATTGATATACCAATGGGTTATTCACAAGCATTAAGTTTGACTATTGAAGGTTTAATAGGAGTTAAGTTTGAAGCAGCAAATGGTGCAACAGGTGGATATATTAAGAATGTAAAATTAACACAAAATGATGCATCAATTAAACAAGTTGTATTAACAAGAAATATTGGTTCAACATCACAAATAGCAACTGATATAGATATTCCTTATAGTGCGATTTATCCATATCAAGGTGCATCACCAATACAAAATAATGTAGGTTTATTATTTGATGAAGATGGTGTTATTTGGAGGGATTGGTATAGATACGGATATCCTCCAGAAGATTTTGGTATGTTGGCTGAATTAGTTATGCGTCAATATTCAAACTTATTAAATAAGAATATAGCTACTTTAGAAGGTGATTTGGGAGCAATATCTGGAACAAATGGATTTATTTATCTTGATAAAACATATACAATACAAGATTCAAGCACAAATGCTTTGTCTTATAATGGTAAGAAGTTTTTAATAAATAGGCTTACATCAAATCCTTATATGGATGAAACAAGCCAAATACAACTTTTAGAGATTACAATGGTTGATAATGCTTCAACTGCTACTATTGATTACATTGGAGATGTTACCATAGAAACTCCAAAAAGATATTTTAATAATGCGTAAATTTGTAATATGGGAGCAGTAATAGGAAATAATGTGATGCTTTATTGGCATAGAACAGATGTTGACCCAGAGGTTGATGTCGCTTTTGCGTGTAGTACAAATTGTACGTTTAATGTAAACGTAGATCAAAAAGAGGTAACAAGTCAATCAAGTGCTTGGTTTAGAGAATATAAAAATGATGTGGCTACTTGGAATGTAACTTGTGATGGATTGATTATTTTGAGTGGTTTTTCTTATTTATTTATGCTTGAAAAACAAATAGCAAGAGAACCAATAGAAATTAAATTTGTGATTGATAATGGAGTTGATGGTTTGGTTATTATTAACGGAATTTGTAATATATCAAGTTTAGCAATAAATGCTCCTGTTAGGGATGTAGCTACTTACAACGTAAGCCTACAAGGTAGCGGAGCATACAATACAACAGGAACACAAGTTGATCCAAGCGGTGTAATTATTGTAGGTTCAAATCCAGTTAAGACAAAAGGTTATACGGCAAGTGGTGGAGAAACTTCAATTACATTTGCGGACACAATTGGTTATGCTTGTCTTTACGTTTCAAGAGGTGGTGTGGATGCACAAAACATTTTAACAAGCGGAGTCCCAACTGGAGATGATGTGAAGTTTGTGAGTGCGACAGGGGTTCTTACTTTTGGTCGAGCATTAGCAGCTGGGGAATATATTAGAGGATTATTTCAATAAAATATTATGAGTCAATTACAAGTAACAGGAGAAGCAAAAGTTAGGGATATACAAGGACCAGTAGTGGCTAATAGCGGTGTTATAACTGCTTTAGATGGAGATGCTTCTCAATATGTACGAGGAGATGGTACTTTAGCGGATTTCCCTACATCAACAGGTGGAGGTAGTTCAGTTTCTTATTATCTTAACTCAAGCGTAAGTCAAGGTACAATAGGAGGTAATGCTTATAGACAATTAAGCAAAACACCTATAAGTGGTGCTGGAACTGATATTACGGCTTCGACTAATGGTTACATAGCTAACTATATTACAGATGCTAATGATCCTTCTTTATTAGAAGTACCAGCTGGTAACTTTAATTGTGAGTTTTATTTTAGTGTAAATTCAAATAATAACAATCCATACGTTTATGCAGAACTTTACAAGTACGATGGCACAACTTTTACTTTATTAGGTTCAAATCAAGCGATACCAGAATATTTAACTAATGGCACTACTTTAAGTGCTTATTATTTTGCTATTCCTGTGGCGGTTGCTGCTTTGACAATAACAGATAGATTAGCGATTAGAATCTATGTAAACGTAGATGGTAGAGTTGTTACTTTACATACAGAAAACGGACATTTGTGTCAAGTTGTTACTACTTTCTCAAAGGGATTGACTACGTTAAATAACTTAACAAGACAAGTACAATATTTAGCGACAGGAACAAGTGGAACTGACTTTGGGATATCTTCAAGTGTAGCTACTCATACTTTTAACCTTCCTATTGCATCGGCATCAAATACTGGTAAGTTAAGTTCAACGGATTGGAGTACTTTCAATTCAAAGCAGAACGCTTTAACTAACCCAATAACAGGAACAGGAGCAAGTACACAAATTGCTTATTTCAATAGTGGTACAAGCATAACAAGTGAGGCTGCGTTTAACTACGATGCTTCTACTAATAGACTTGGAGTTAATACTTCAGTTCCAAATGCAACTATTGGTGCAAATGCTGGAACTGATAGCGGTTACTCTTTGTTGCTTAAAAATGATAACGCAAACTATAATGGTATCGGATTCGGTACTGATTCAACATACGGAAACTTAATAGCTACTGAAAAGTTAGGAACGGCACCAGCGAGGAACTTAACTTTATTAAACCAAAGCGGTTACATCTCTTTAACGGAAGTTGGTAACTTAGGTGTGAATATTTTAAGTCCTAATACAGGTGTAGATATATACAATGGCTCTAATGCCTATTTATGGCTTCATACGGCTACTTCAGGCATAACAGGAACAGATGGAGTTAGATTGGCTTTATTTAGCACTAATGGAGCTAATTTGAGGAACTTTGAAGGTGCTATGAGTATTACTTCCGAAGGCGACTTTCAAGTAATTACTTTAGGTGCTGAAAACATACGAGTAAATAGTGCGGATGGTAAAGTTGGTATAGGTAACCCAGCAAGTGTTCCAGAGATGTTAACTGTTAATGGGTCAATTCAACAAAGCGGTGTTTTATCTTCTTTGCTAAAAACAAACGGAAGTGGTAAGTTAATAGCTGCTGTTGCTGGAACAGATTATGTTATTCCTTCGGCTTTAAGTGGCTATGTACCTACTTCAAGAGAATTAACAATAAATGGCACTACCTATGATTTAAGTGCAAATAGAAGCTGGACAATTACTTCTGATATTACTGGTAGTGGTGCAGATGGTAGAGTTGCTTATTGGAATGGTACAAATAGTTTGACATCTGAGGCTGGTTTTATTTATGATGCATCAACAAATAGATTAGGAGTAAACACAAGCGTTCCTAATGCGACAATAGGTGCTGATTCTGCTTTAGATAGCGGATATGGTTTACTTATTAAAACAGGTGCATCTAACTATAACGGAATAGGAATAGCGATAGATTCTACTTATGGTAACTTAATCTCAACAGAAAAATTAGGTTCTGCAACTGCAAGAAACTTAACTCTACTTAATCAAAGTGGATTTGTTTCATTAAAAGAGAATGGGAACTTTGGTGTAAATACTTTAAACCCTTCTGTTAGCGGAACAGGAATAGATATTTATGGTTCAACAAGTACATCATTAAGATTACATACTGCAACAAGTGGTACAACTGTTAGTGATGGTGCTGGTATTAACTTTAGTGCTGCAAACAACTTAGGAATAACTAACTACGAGGCTGGTACAATAGACATTGTTACTAATGGTAACTCAGGTGTCTTTGTAGCTACTAATGGTTTTGTAGGAATTAACGGAGCAACTCCAAGTGTGGCTTTAACTGTTACAGGTGCAGGTTTATTCTCAACAAGTTTAAGCGTTGCAGGTTTAACAACTGGTCAAATATTATTCCCTACAAGTGGTGGTACATTAGCTGGTTCTTCTAATTTATTCTGGGATAATACAAACGGAAGATTATCTATTGGTGCAAGTACAAACGCTAATCGTAGATTGACAGTATATAGTTCAAGTGATGCAGAGCATTTAGCTTTAATATCAAATGTTCCTGCAATAACTTTTGGTAGTGATAATTCATATACTTATTATTCAGGAATAGGAATGGCTACTGCTGCTAATAACTTTGTTACTGGTACAGTTGCTGGAGATTTAACTTTAGGTGCGTTTTATGCAAATAAAATTATTTTATTTAATTCTAACACTAACACCCAAAGGATGAACCTAAATGGTGATGGTGCGGTTATTTTCTCTGGTAGTGTAACTGGTAGAGGTGGTAAATCACAAATAGTAGTTGATGGTAATTCAGTTGGTTGTGGTATATCATTAACTAATACAATAGTAGGTGCTAATAGAAGAAACTGGGGAATCTTTACTGAAGATAATGTAGATGGTGATTTTGTTATAAAAAGGTCTACAACTTCTGGAGGCTCTGCTAACACAAATGTATTGTCATTTTCAAGAGATGGTGCTGCTTCCTTTACTGGTGCTTTAAGTGGTACAAGTGCTACATTCTCAAGTAGTGTAACAATAGCTGGAACTAATGATGGATATGGTACTTTATATGTTAGTGCTTTAGCAAGTACAAATGCTGCTCGTTTAAGAAATGATAATGCTTCTTTTGCAACATTAGATATTAATAATGCTAATGCAAGTGGTACTGGAGTTTATTCAGTAGCAAGTAAAAACTATTTTTCTGGTAACGTTGGAATAGGAGTAACTCCGAGTGCGTGGAGTGTTATTCAAGCAATGCAAATTTTAAATACTTCTTATGGTGCATCTCCAAATAATCTTATTTCATACATGTCTTCCAATGTATTTTTTGATGGTGCATTTAAATATATAACAACTGGAACTGCTACACAATATAGAATGAACGATAGTGGTGCATTTTCTTGGCTACAAGCACCTTCTGGAACGGCAGGTAACGCTATATCATTTACAACAGCAATGACCATCACAAGCGGTGGTAACGTTGGAATTAATACTCAATCACCAAGAGGATATTTTAATGTTAAAAATGGTTCAGGAGAATTAGTTTTATCACAAGGAAATGGTAGAGATATACAAGCTATTTTTAATGGTTCTCAAGGAAATATGGACTTAAGTTGTAATAATCTTTATATTTCATATTTAGGTACAGGAACAGTATATTCAAATGGTGGTGTATTAACAAATACAAATCCATCAGATGCGAACTTAAAAGAGAATATTACTGATTTAACATTTGGATTAAATGAAATACTACAACTTAGACCAGTTTCTTATGATTGGAAAAATAATGTAGCAAATCAATCTACTCAATATGGATTTATAGCTCAAGAGGTGCAAAAGGTATTACCACAATTAGTAACTGAATTTGATTCATACGAAGATGAAAAAAGGGAAGTTTCAATCAAAAGATTAGGCTTAGACAAGGATGCAATATTTGTTTCTTTAGTAAAAGCCATTCAAGAATTAGAAGCAAGAATTAAACAATTAGAAAACAAATAATATGAAATACTGGTACATTAATCAATTAGAGTGCGTTCCTCAAGATGGTGATTTAACTGACTTTGTTGTGGTAGCACATTGGTCGAGGTTCGCTAAAGAAACAATCAACGAGAAAGAATACCAAGCAATGGTCTATGGTACTCAATCCTTCTCAAAGGATGACGTTACTAACTTTATCCCTTACGAGGACTTAACCTATGATATCGTTTGTGGTTGGTTAGATGCTTCTTTAGATGTAGCTGCTTTAGACCTTAATTTAGACAAACAAATAGAGAATCAAGTTAACCCACCGATTGTGGTGCTTCCGTTACCTTTTGTCAATCCTTAGGAAATTTAAAGTATTTAACTATATTTGTATATAAAATAAAAACTATGATACAATTAAACGAAACTCAGATCAAGGAATTAGAAGCGTATTTATTGGAAGTTCCAGCTAAATATGCTAACCCAATTTTAGGATTCTTAGGCAAATTAGCACAAGAACAAAATCCACCACAAGAATCAACTGAAGCGTAATGGTACATAATAGCAATCAATCGGACTTATTAACTATTGTTAGCGGAACATCCGCCTTTATTAGTGTTGCAAATGTGCAACCCATAGTTTCTCTTATAGCGAGTTTGATTGCTATTATTTCTGGACTTTTAGCTGCAAGATATTACATCAAAGCGACTAAAAGATTCAAGTAATGAAAGAGGTAGTAATCGT